AGAAAATTGATGTTTAACCTAGTCCATTCCATTGCGGCTTTAATTACCGTTCTGGTCTTCGATCAGTTCGGGCTAAGTCTTGTCGGTGCTGTGCTTGTTTCTGGATTCTTTGCAGGACGGGAATACGCACAAGCTGAGTACAAGTGGATTGAGCGTTACGGTGATGGTAAACGTGCCAACATGAAATGGTGGAACGCTTTTGACAAACGGGTGTGGGACACGCACTCATGGTTTTGGAATTTGGTTGCGCCAATTGGAGTAGCCTTTGGTTTTGTTTTAATGTAAGATCGCAAAAACCGTACTGGTGCGTTCACCAGGGAATCGTAGGATTCAAAAATGACTGAAGAAGTCCAACAACCCTTAGCGGAAGTAGACTCCGCGCCAGCTCCAGAAGTGACGGCCACTCCGGAAGCAACTCAAACGCCGGAAGTCGCTGATGAGGCAAAAGAGCCTTCACGGGTTTTTACCCAAGAAGAACTTGATGCAGCAATTGGCAAAAGGCTTGCAAGAGAACAACGTAAGTGGGAAAGAGAGCAGACTCAACGTCAAGCGGAAGCCCAGACGCTGAGAGCGCCAGCAACGATCCCGCCAGTCGATCAGTTTGACAGCCCTGAAGACTATGCAGACGCATTGGCCTATCAGAAAGCTGAACAACTGCTTGCCCAGCGAGAACAAGCAAGGCAGCAATCTGCAATTCTTGAGTCTTATCACGAACGCGAAGAAGAAGCTCGAAGTAAGTACGACGATTTTGAACAAGTCGCCTACAACCCGAAACTTCCAATTACTGACGTGATGGCTGAGTCGATCCGAGCCTCGGACATAGGCCCTGAAGTAGCTTACTACCTCGGTGCTAACCCCAAGGAAGCAGATCGAATCTCTCGTCTTGCGCCTATCGTGCAGGCTAAAGAAATTGGGAGAATTGAGGCCAAGATGGCCAACGATCCTCCCGTGAAACGAACCACGTCTGCGCCAGCACCGATTTCGCCTGTCACTGCTCGCTCCTCTGGAGGCCCAGCCTATGACACTACTGATCCACGGTCTACCAAGACCATGACGGATTCGCAGTGGATTGAAGCTGAAAGAGCACGACAGATGAAAAAGTGGCAAGCGCAAGCCAACCGCTAAACAATTTTTGAAGGATTTTTTCCATGTCTAATAGTATCTTAACGATCGACATGATCACCCGCAAAGCTCTCGAGATCCTCGAGAACAACCTGGTGCTCACCCGTAACGTGAACCGTCAGTACGACGACAGCTTTGCTGTTGAAGGTGCCAAGATTGGTTCTACCTTGCGTATTCGCCTGCCCGACCGCGCTCTGGTGACCGACGGTGCCGCCCTGCAAGTTCAGGACGACAACGAACAGTACACCACCCTGTCTGTTGCTTCACAAAAGCACATTGGCGTGAACTTCACATCTGCTGAATTGACCATGCAATTGGACGACTTCGCAGAGCGTGTGTTGAAGCCTCGTATCAGCCAGTTGGCCTCCAGCATTGATGCTGACGTTGCCAACGCATACAAAACCATCGGTAACACCGTTGGCACCCCTGGCACCACTCCTTCTACTTCTTTGGTCTTGTTGCAAGCCCAACAGAAGCTGAACGAAAACGCTGCCGTGATGTCACCACGTTACGCTACCGTCAACCCCGCCGCTAACGCTGGTTTGGTCGAAGGCATGAAAGGTTTGTTCAACCCCACCGACACCATCAGCAAGCAGTTCAAGAACGGCATGATGGGCACTGGCGTGTTGGGCTTTGACGAGATCAACATGTCTCAGTCAATCAAGCAACACACCACTGGCTCACGTAGCGCGTCCGCGTCTACATTGGTCAAGACACCAGGTGTTACTTCCGAAGGTTCATCGACCATTCTGTTGGAACAAGGTTCTGTAACTACAACAATCAATGCTGGTGACGTGTTCACTATCAGCGGTTGCAATGCTGTTAACCCACAGACCCGTGAAACCACAGGTTCTTTGTTCCAGTTTGTGGCTTTGACTACCGCCACTGCTGTGGCTGGCACTTGGACTGTGACTGTCGCGCCTATGTACTCAGCCGCTCACGCATTGGCCACTATGGATGTGTTGCCTGCAACTGGTGGAACTGTGACCTTCGTGGGTGCGGCTTCTACAGCTTACGCTCAGAACTTGATCTACCACAAAGACGCAATCACTTTTGCGACCGCCGATTTGTTGTTGCCTCAAGGCGTCGATATGGCTGCTCGCGCAGTTCATAACGGTATCAGCTTGCGCGTTGTTCGTCAGTACGACATCAACAACGACCGTATGCCTTGCCGTATTGACGTTCTGTATGGCTACAGCACAATCCGTCCACAAATGGCCTGCCGCATGTGGGGCTAAATTGATGGGGGGCTTTGACCCCCTGTCTTCGTAACTCTTTTTAAGGAAATTTATCATGGCATTACCTAATGGCGCAAGCGGTTACCAAGTTGGTGACGGCAATCTTGGCGAAATCAGTTTTTACAACACTAGCGCACCCGTCGCATTGGCTGGCGCGTCTGTCACTATCACCGCAGAGAATTTGGCTGCTGGTGTGTGCACTATGGACTCCGGCGGCACAGACGCAGGCACCTATGTGTTTCCAACAGGTGCGTTGCTTGACGCTGCATTCTCTAGCCTTAAAGTTGGCTCGACATTTGATTGCTCATTCATCAACATTGGTGACAACGCAGCAAATGACGTGACCTTTACTGCTGGCACGGGCAACACCCTAGTCGGTAACGACGTGATCCAAGATGCGGTTACTAAAACCAACAACACATCTGGCACGTTCCGTTTCCGCAAAACAGGTGACGCAGCGTATTCAATTTATCGCGTGTCTTAAACCTAAATAGGGGTTTCGGCCCCTATTTTTAAAGGAAACATCATGCCAAATACAAAAGCTGTAGGTGTTGCATTTGAAGATGCACAACTTGATGGCGCAATCATGGGTAAAGCTGGAGGAACTGCTGGTTTCTACGGTACTAACCCGACAACTAAGCCTGCGGCTAACACCGCTGCTTTAACTACAATCACGTCTACTGCACCTGGTACGCCAGACTTTGCAATCCAAGACTTGACTCAAACAACCCCGTTTGGTTTTGTTACCAAAGATGAGGGTAACTCAGTGTTGGCGGTGATTGCAAATTTGCAAGCCCGCGTAACGCAATTAGAAACTAAACTTCAAACTCTTGGTTTGTTGTCTTAAACCAACTAGGGGGCTAATCACCCCCTTCTTCTTATGATTTATCTTCAGCATGAAATTCACGGTCGAAAAATAGCTTACATTGAAATGGAAGCTGAGTTTGATGAAAAAAATGGCTGGGTACGATATACTTTAGACACGCCTGTTGAGGCGGCTCCTGTCGTCAACGAACTGGAAGTCAAACGTCGTCGTAGCCGATCACCAGAGGTGGTCGAACAAGGAGCATAAACATGGCCATCTATACCGCTGGCGATCAAATCAATAGAGCATTACGATTGCTTGGCGTGTTGGCTGAAGGTGAAACACCTTCTGCGTCCGTGTCCCAAGACGCTTTGATGGCGCTGAATCAGATGATTGATTCATGGAACACTGAACGCCTATCGGTTTTTAGCACTCAAGATCAGATATTTACTTGGCCTGCCGGTGAAATTAAACGCACACTAGGCCCGTCAGGTAACTTTGTTGGTCTGCGTCCTGTGCTGTTGGATGATGCTACCTACTACCGCGATCCAGGCACCAACGTGTCTTACGGTATCAAATTTATCAATCAACAACAGTACAACGGCATTGCAGTCAAGACTGTGACCAGCACGTACCCGCAGGTCATTTTTGTCAACATGACCTACCCTGATGTTGAAATGTACATTTACCCACGCCCCACACGCGACTTGGAATGGCACTTCATATCAGTTCAAGAACTGACCCAGCCTGCTAATTTGGCAACAAATATTCTGTTTCCGCCAGGCTATTTGCGGGCGTTTGTCTACAACTTGGCAATGGAGTTTGCCCCTGAGTTTGGCGTTGAGCCAAGTCCCCAAGTGCAACGCATTGCCATGACCAGCAAACGCAATTTGAAGCGCATCAACAACCCTGACGACATCATGTCAATGCCTTACGCTATCGTGTCATCCCGTCAACGTTTTAACATTTACGCAGGAAACTACTAACATGGCCACCATTGCAATTTCAGCCCTTCCTGTAGCCACCTCTGCGGCTACAACCGACGTTTTGCCTATTGTCCAAGGGGGCACAACAAAACAAGTTACCAATACACTATTGTTTACCAATTCAACACTGGTAGCGCCTGCGCTTGGCACGCCAATTTCTGGCGTATTAAGCAATTGCACGAATTTACCGATTGCAACTGGTGTATCGGGCCTTGGTTCAAATGTGGCAACATTTTTGACAACGCCATCAAGCGCAAACTTGGCGGCAGCACTGACAGACGAAACAGGTTCAGGGGCAGCAGTATTTGCCAATACGCCCACATTGATAACCCCGATTCTTGGTACGCCGACCTCTGGGGTGCTTACCTCATGCACTGGCTTGCCGCTTACGACTGGCGTGACTGGTGCTTTGCCAGTTGCAAATGGTGGCACTGGTGCATCAGGTGCAGTTCAGTCATTAAGTGGCGCAGGCGTAGTAAATATCACAAGTCTTGCGACTGCATTTACGTCAACTGCTACTGGTAATGCTTTAACACTTGCAGATGGCGCACAAGGCCAACTCAAGACAATTATTTATGTTGCAGAAGCCGCTGGTGGTGATACTGGTGTTTTGACCCCGAGCAATCTTGGCAGTGCAACCACAATCACATTTAATGCAGTTGGTGATTCAGTAACGCTCCAGTTTGCTGGAACTGATTGGTGGGTCGTTGGGTTGCGTGGTGCGGTAGTCGCTTAATGAAAACGCCGATTCTTGGGTCGGCCTACGTTGCTCGCAGTATCAACGCTGCGGACAACCGCATGGTCAATCTGTTTCCCGAAGTCATCCCCGAAGGCGGCAAGGAGCCTGGCTTTCTCAACCGTGCCCCTGGCCTTAACTTTTTGCAAACCGTGGGCACAGGCCCCATCCGCGCCTTGTGGGCACACCAGACTAATGGCAGCGACATCTACGTCGTGTCCGGCCAGCAAGTCTACAAACTAACCAGCCTGACTGCCACACCGCAATTCTTGGGTACTGTGTCCGGCACCGGCCCCGTGTCTATTGCTGACAACGGAACGCAAATCTTCTTTGCCTGCAACCCTGACGGTTACATCTACAACGAAGTCACCAACGTATTTGCCCAGATCACCGACCCTGATTTTGCTGGCGCTGTGACGGTGGCGTACCTTGACGGCTACTTTGTCTTTAACCAGCCAAACAGCCAATTCATTTGGGTGTCGCAATTGCTGGACGGCACTTCAGTCGATCCGTTGGACTTTGCCAGTGCCGAAGGCTCACCCGACGGCGTGGTAGGCATCATTGCCGATCACCGTGAGCTATGGGTGTTTGGCACCGATTCGGTCGAAGTCTGGTATGACTCAGGCGCTGCTGACTTCCCTCTGACCCGCATTCAAGGCGCTTTCAATGAGATCGGCTGTGTGTCTGCGTACACCATTGCCAAAATGGACAACGGCTTGTTTTGGTTGGGCACCGACGCCCGTGGCCAAGGTATCGTCTACCGCGCCAATGGCTATACCGGCGT